CTGGCCGCAAGCCGATACACCAGCCTCCCACCTTCAGCATCACCACTACCACGGAGCCGACGACCACGACCACGACCACGACCACGACCACATCGACGTCCACATCAACGTCCACGAGCACATAGGATTGCCATGGCCTACCGAGGAGCGGAGCCGGACACCCTCGAGCGCGGATGGCGCCGTTGGCGCCTTATCACCCAGCTTGCCGAGGGTGAGATCGGGCGTACCACGTTGGCCAAGCAATACGGGGTCAGCCCTCAGGCTATCACCCGGTTCGCACGACGCCACATCGCCGACATTGATGCTGCTCAGCAGACCATCGAAGACGAGATGTCCACCTTGTGGGTATCAAAACGGTACAACCGCATCGCTGAGTACCAGCAGATCGTCGAGGACGTGACCACCAGGCTGGACAGAGCAGCCGATATCTCTGACAAGGACATGCGCGACTTGCTCAAGATCAAGGCCAACGTGCTGCACACGGTAGCGGATGAGCTGGGCCAGCTTCCGCCCCGCCGGGAGGTGGCGGGTGACGGCGTGGTCGTGGTCAACCAGATCATCGGGGTCATCGAGGAGCCTGATCTGGTGTGAGGCACGAGCTGCTGCACAAGTACGACCCGCGAGGCAGGTTCCGGGATTGGCGGGGATCTCGCGACGACGAGGTGCTGCTCGCTGGACCTGCCGGTACCGGCAAGTCGCGGGCTGCGCTGGAGCGGCTGCATTATCTGTGCAAGCGGGTGCCGGGCGTCAAGGTGCTGGTTGTTCGGAAGACGCAAGTATCCTTGGCCTCGACCGTGCTGGACACATGGCGCAAGCACGTGATCCCGGCGGATGTCCTGGGTCGGGTGGTCATGTTCCACGGGGGCGGACCTCAGGATCCGCCACAGTACCGGTACAGCAACGGATCCGTGGTGAACCTGGGCGGGATGGACAACGCCACCAAGATCATGTCCTCGGAGTACGACATCGTCTATGTCAACGAGGCGACTGAGCTGACCGAGGCTGACTGGGACATGCTCAACACCCGGCTCCGGAACGGGCGCCTCCCGTATCAGCAGCTCCTAGGGGACTGCAACCCGCAGAACCCGACGCACTGGCTCAAGCTCCGGTGCGAGCGTGGCGTGTGTCGCATGGTCCACACGCAGCATGAGGACAATCCGGTGTACTTCGATCGGCAGGGCAACCCGACGAAAAAGGGTGGGGCGTATATGAGACGCCTTGACGCCCTGGTCGGGGTGCGTAAGCTTCGGCTGCGGGATGGTATCTGGGCTGCAGCCGAGGGGGTTATCTTCGAGGAGTGGGATCCGTACGTCAACCTGGTCGATCCGTTCGAGATCCCATATGACTGGCCTCGCTGGTGGGTTGTCGACTTTGGGTACACTAACCCGTTCGTGTGCCAGATGTGGGCGGAAGACCCTGACGGTCGACTGATCATGTACCGGGAGTTTTACCACACTCGGAAGAGGGTGGCAGAACACGCCAGGGATATCCTGGCAGCGGTCACGGACTCCACTGGCAAGTGGATCGAGCCGGATCCGATGGCCATCATCTGTGACCATGACGCCGAAGATCGGGCGACCCTCGAGAACGAGCTCGGGATGGGCACCTACCCGGCCATCAAGATGGTGACCCCCGGAATTCAGGCTGCCCAGGGGCGTCTGCAGGTGCACGGGGACGGCAAACCGCGCATGATGTTGATGCGCGACTGCCGTGTCAAGCGCGATCCCCTGTTGGAGGAGGATAAGCTACCTACCTGCACGGCGGAAGAGGTAGAGGGGTACGTCTGGGACACCTCCGGCAACAAGGGCCCGAAAGAGGTGCCCCTCAAGCTGAACGACCACGGGTGTGACTGCATAAGATACCTAGCCGCCGAGCATGATCTCGGGGCCCGACCGAGATTGAGGACCTTCTGATGCGTACCAAGAGAGCTATCGCCGTGGCCCAGAACTACCTCCGGTCGACCAGCGGCAAGGGCCTGGTGTCGAGTGGGAGGGTGGTTGGGGCGTTCGGGTGCCTCACCGCTGCGGGGTTTTCTGTCAGTCTTACCTGGGGGCTGGTGGCGGCATTCGGGTCCTTACTGGCGGTTGACTACCTGGCGGAGTAGGTCAGGGATGTGCTAAGATAGGCCCCGATAGCCGTATGGGTCAACCCTAGGAGCCTTGGATGGGTGTCCAGAACCCACTGCGGGCCCTCGCTCCGGTGCCCCTATCCGGGAAGAGATCCGGGGGGTCGTTTTCCCCGTTCGGGTTCATGGGTGGCCCATCTCGTACCATGACTGCCGCCATGGAGGCGATGCAGACCGTCGGGACGGTGTTCGCCATCGTCAACGGCAACGCCGAGGCCACTGCCGAGGCCGAGTGGGGGCTGTTCCGGGACGCGGCGTCTGGCCGCTCCGAGGACCGGGAAGAGGTCACGCTACACGCTGCTCTCGACCTGTGGAACAGACCAAACCCGTTCTACACCAGGTTCTCTCTGGTGGAGGCATTCCAGCAGCACGAGGAGCTAGTCGGCGAGGCCTGCTGGGTTATCGCCAAGGTCGGTACTTTGCCGCTGGAGCTGTGGCCAGTTCGCCCGGACCGTATCGAGCCAGTGCCGCACCCGACCCGGTTCATCTCGGGGTACGTCTACACCTCCCCCGACGGGGAGAAGGTGCCGCTGGACACCACCGAGGTCCTCCGGATCACCTTGCCGAACCCGATGGACCCGTATCGGGGGCTGGGCCCGCTCCAGTCGGTGATGGCCGATGTGGACGCCTCTCGCTACAGCGCGGAGTGGAACAGATCGTTCTTCATCAACGGCGCGCAGCCTGGTGGCATCATCAAGCTGGACCGCCGGGTCAACGACGTCGAGTTCAACCAGATGCGCGCAAGGTGGGACGAGCAGCACCGGGGCGTGTCCCGTGCGCACAGGGTGGCGATCCTCGAAGCTGGCGAGTACCAGCAGATCAAGTACAGCGTCAAGGACATGCAGTTCGTCGAGCTGGGGAACGCCAACAGCGAGGCGATCCGCAGGGCGTGGCGGTACCCTAAGCCGATGCTTGGTACGGTAGAGGACGTCAACCGCGCGAACGCCGAGGCCGCAGAGGTCATGTACGCGCGCTGGATGATCCGCCCTCGGCTCCGCCGGATCAAGGAGCTGCTGAATACCCGTCTGCTGCCGCTATACGGCAACACCACCAAGGGCCTGTATTTCGACTTCGTAGACCCGGTGCCTGAGGATCGTGTGGCCGAGGATAACCGGCTCACCACCCGGGTGGCCGCAGCGGTGTCGCTGATCGGGGCAGGCTTCGACAAGGAGGATGTCCTCCTCCAGCTAGACCTACCTGCCATCGAGGTCTCCGAAGAGCCAGAGCCCGAGCCTGAGAAGCCGCCGGTCCCGCCGGACGAGGAGGACCAGCAGGAGGAGGCCGAGGAAGAGCTTGAGGAAGAGGCCCCTCCCGGCGCCAACGGGCGAGCCCGCGCCAAGTGCGGACATCCACGAGCCGAGAAGGACGAGGGGTTTCCAGAGGGGGACCTCGGCGAGGTTCAGGAGGTGTGGGAGAAGGCCCTTGAGAAGCTGCTCAAGGCCTGGAACCCCGTGGTTGCCGACCAGCACACTGCGCTGCTCACGCAGATCAGGGCTGCGGTTGACAAGGACGACATCCTTGCGTTGGCGGATGTCACTGCCCCCGACGCGGGTGGCGCGGATGTACTCGAAACTGCGATGACCGAGGTGTACGAGAAAGCTGCTGCCACCGTTGCTGCTGACGCGGCTGCGGCCGGTGTCGAGATCGAGGCCGCCACGGTGAACGAGGCGCTTCTCCGTGAGCGCGCCACCGTGTTGGCCAAGCTGCTGGCCAGGGAGCTGTCGATCTCCGCCGTCCGGCAGACGATGCGGCTCAACACCCCGAACACCTCGGGTGCCCAGGTCGCCGACGCGGTTGGTACCTTCCTGGAGAGTCTCACCGGTGCCAGTCGCAGGGACCAGCTCGGTGCGGCTCTCACTGGCGCCCAGAACAACGGGCGTTTGGATACGATGCGGCAGGATCCAACAGCAGCGTACTACGGGGACGAGCAGCTCGACAGCAACACCTGCAAGGAGTGCCGGAAGGTTGATGGCAAGTGGCTCGGGAACACGGCGGATGAGGCCGAGTTCCTGTACCCGAATGGTGGGTATCGTGACTGTGAAGGCGGGTCGCGATGCCGGGGTACTGTGGTCGTGGTTTGGCGCGGAGGAGACGACGCGTCCTTGTGGAAGGAAAAGGAGCCAGCATGACCCGCAGGTTGAACGCGCGGTTTGTGCGACCTGTCGCTCGCTACGGTCGCCCGGACCCGGGTGCCAGCGCTGGCCTACAGGTCAAGAACGCAGCCGACGAGGACCCCGTCACCGAGCTGTACATCTACGACGAGATCGGCCCGTGGGGGATCACGGCCAGCGACGTCGCCAAGGCGTTGGTTGGCCTGGATGTCGACGCTTTGACCGTCCGGCTCAACACCCCGGGTGGCGATGTCTTCGATGGCCTCGCGATCTACAACCTCCTCAAGGAGAACCGCGCCACCATCGACGTGGTGGTGGACGGGTGGGCGGCATCCTGCGGGTCGGTCATCGCGATGGCTGGGGACACCGTCAAGATGCAGCGCAACAGCATGATGATGATCCACAAGGCCTGGTCGATCGCCTGGGGGAACGCGGACGAGCTCCGCGAGCTGGCCGGAGTCCTCGACAAGTGCGACTCCAACATCGCCGACATCTACCACCAGCGGGCAGGTGGCGATGTCGACGCGTGGATGTCGTTGATGTCGAGTGAGACCTGGTTCGACGCAGTCGAGGCCAAGAAGGCGGGGTTGTGTGACGAGGTGCTCAACGCCGACCAGGTAGACGACGAGTTGCAGGATGGTGTACCCTGGGACCTGTCGATCTTCTCGTTCGCCGGTAGGAACCGGGTGAACGCCAATGACCTTGCCCAGTTGGGCAAGAAGCCGGACAAGGCTCCAGACGAGGAGCCGAGGGCATCGGCGTACAACGCCGACGTCCTGCGGGAAGCGATCGAGGCACGAAGGAGGTAGGAGTATGACCAAGCTGGCGATCCCCCAGTCCTCGTCGGAGCTGGAGGAGATGCTGCTCGACAAGGGCAAGGTCGACACGCTGTACAAGGACGGCCAGCTCGCCGAGGTGGTGGCCAAGTACGTCACGGTCAGCGCCAAGGACAAGACCATCAACGAGCAGGCGGAGATCCAGGCGCAGCGAATGGCTGCGGAGCTGTTCCGGAACTTGGGGTACGACTCCCCGGACAAGATCAACCTCGGCAAGATGGACCTGCCGAAGAACGCCCTGTACAACCGGCACGCGCCGGGGGTCAAGATCGACGACATCTACAAGGGCGACCACCGGAAGTTCCTCCAGGACATCTACCACAAGAACCGTTCCTCCGAGGCCGCCGAGGCCCAGGCCAAGATGCTCGGCATCATGAACAGCTTCGGGTCGAACATCCCGTCGGATGGTGGGTTCCTCGTTCCGGAGACGCTCCGGTCCGAGCTCCTGCAGGTGATGCTGGAGACGTCGATCGTCCGCCCCCGGGCGCGCACGGTCCCGATGGACTCCGCCACCGTCCCGTTCCCTGCGATCGACAGCACAACGAACGCCGGGTCGGTGTTCGGTGGGATCGCGTTCGCCTGGGCGGCTGAGGGGGAGGACCTCTCCGCACTGGAGACCAGCACCAAGTTCATGCAGATCCTCCTCAAGGCCGCGAAGTTCGCGGGCTACACGGCGGTCCCCAACGAGCTGTTCCAGGACAGCATCATCTCGATGATGGGCCTCCTCGACAGCCTGTTCCCCCTGGCTGCCGCGTTCCAGGAGGACATCGCGCACTTCCACGGGAACGGCGTCGGTCAGCCGCTGGGGTTCCTCAACTCCGGCAACACGGCGAAGGTCGCCGTCACCGCCCAGACGGCCCAGGGTGCCAGCACCCTGGTCTACCAGAATTTCACCAAAATGTTCTCGCGGATGCTGCCGTCCAGCCTCGGTAAAGCGGTTTGGCTGGCGCACATCGACACGTTCCCGGAGCTGGCCGAGCTGGCGCTCTCCGTGGGGACGGGTGGCGGTCCCATGTGGATCACCAACATGTCGGGTGACCGGCCGATGACGATCTTCGGCAGGCCGCTCATCTTCACCGAGAAGGCCAACACCCTCGGGACCGAGGGGGACGTCTCGTTCGTCGACCTCGGGTACTACCTCATCGGCGACCGGATGTCGCTGACGATGTCCACTTCGACGCACTCCCTGTTCGCCAACGATAAGACCGCCGTCCGCTGGATCTCCCGGCAGGACGGGCGCCCTTGGCTCAAGAACGCGATCACCCCGGCCAAGGGCTCCAACACGCTCACTCCGTTCGTCACTCTCTCCAGCACCCGTACCTGATCGAACACCGGCAGCCGGTGGCGGCTGGCAGGAGATAACATCAATCCCCAGCCGCCACTCGCTCCTCAAGGCATTAACCCCCCAAGAGGAAGGCAACCCAATGCACGCACTCGGGAATCGGTTCGATATCGGAATGGTGTGTCCACCGGCCGCGACCAACGGGGCTGTCACGGGCAAGTACATCTCGATGACGAACTGCGACACCGTGTCGTTCGTTCTGATCGGAGGGGTGGCGAGCGCAGGCGACGACCTGCAGGTCGACGTTCAGCAGTACAACCCGACCACCACCACCGCCAAGGACCTCGACACCGTCGACATCTACCACTACAAGTCGGCACTCGTGCTGTCCAACGCGGCGACCGAGACCTGGACCACTGTCGAGCAGACGGCGGCCTCCGAGATCGCAGTGGCGGCAGCGGCGACGACCGACATCCACCAGAACATCCTCGTGGTCGAGGTCAGCGCCACCGACCTCGACTCCGAGAACGGCTACACCCACGTCTCGTTGAACGTCCCTGACCTGGGGGCGGGCGACAAGACGCTCACCGTCATCGCTCTTCTGACCGGCTTGCTGGTCAAGAGGGCCCCTGCGAACCTTCCGGCGGTGGGCTGATGACCACCTGGATCGAACCGGCTAGCCTCCGTCTGGCCACCCTCGGCAAGAGGGTGGCGGGCAAGCTGCAGACCATTGCCGGAGCCGCAACCCACCAGGTGTTCACGGTGGCGGGCGGCAACGTCCTGATCACGGCGATGTGGGGCGTCACCACGGTCGAGATGGCCGGGGCGAACACCGTCAACGTCCAGACCGACCCGACGACCGGGGATACGGCGGTCATCGCGACCGCCACTGACCTCGGCACCACCAACACGGCAGCGGGCACGCTGATCGGTGGCCTGATGGACCAGGACGGGACGACCAACATCCCGGGTCTGGTGAAGGGAGCTGGCCAGGCGCTCACATTCCTGGCGCCGATCGGTGAGATCGAGTCGGTGGCCACGGAGGCAACAGCCGACGGCGCCATCCAGTGGTACTGCACCTACATCGCGTTGGACGACGGCGCGTCGGTCGTCGCCTCCGCCTGATCGCCGGTGAGGCCCCCTGCCCTGGTGGGTGGGGGGTTTCTCCATAGGAGGGTACGATGAGCTGGGAGCAGCTCTCGCAAATAGCACGGTACGCAGGCCAGTTGAAGTCCGATGAGAACCTTGCCGCCCCGGTGGCCTGCCCCAACGACGGGGAAGTGTTGCAGATGGGACCGGATGGCAAGCTGTACTGTCCGTTTGACGGCTGGCGCCCACTTCGATAGGGCTGGTATACTGGCGCCAACAATCGCATATCGAGCCCCACCCGGTCCGCAAGGGCCTAGACCAGAAAGCAAGGTAAGGGCATGGGCACTGTACCTACCTACGCCACGCGCGAGATGATCCGGCGTGCGTTGGAGAATGCTGAAACCTCTCGTGACGATGCGGCGATTGACCGGGCGCTGCAGTTCGGGTCCCGAGCGGTCGAGGAGCTGTGTCACCGCCCGCACTTCTACCCGACGTTGACCACCCTGTATTTCGATTGGCCTACCAACAACAGCCCTACTTCTTGGCGGCTGTGGTTGGGCCAGCACAACATCTTGTCAGTGGTCTCCTTGGTGTCCGGGGGGACCACCATCAGTGCCTCGGACTACAACTTGGAGCCGGTCAATGAGCCGCCGTACACCAACGTCCAGATCGATCTTTCCGGGGACGCCGATTTCAGCGTCGGAGACACTTTCCAGCGTAACATCGAGCTGCAGGTTTGGGCGGGGTTCAACAGTGACACCGAGCCCGCAGGGGCCCTCGCCGAGGCGCTGGACGACAGCGAGACCGCCGTCGATGTCACCAACTCGGCCTCCATCGGGGTGGGGGACGCGGTCAAGGTTGGGGACGAGTATCTGGTCGTAACAGAGAAGAACCTGCTCGACACCGGCCAGAACCTCCAGACCGGAGTCGGAGCCAGCACCGCCGAGACCACGATCGCAGTAACCACCGGCTCCTCGTACTACCGGGGCGAGGAGATCCTGATCGGCGCCGAGAAGATGCTGGTTATCGACATCGCGGGCAACAATCTGATCGTCAAGCGGCAATGGAGCGGGTCCACCCTGGCCGCCCACCTCGCCACCGCTGACATCTACGCCCCCCGCACCCTTACCGTGGTGCGCGGTGCGTTGGGGACCACCGCAGCCGCACATGACACGGCCACTGCTATCACCAGGTACGTTCCGCCAGCGCTGGTGACCGAACTCACCATCGCCGAGGCGCTGAACAACCGGCTGCAGGTAGGGAGCGGATACGCCAGGACTGTTGGGTCCGGTGACAACGTTCGTAACGCCTCGGGGGCTGGGCTGGCCGATCTGCGCGACCGGGTGTACTACGCTCATGGGCGGATACGGAGTGCGGCCGTATGAGTTACGATCTTGAGCTAACAGGTGGGCTGTTCGGGGCGGGCGCTCCAGGCCTGATCCAGGACGCCATTGACGAGGCCGTCTACCAGGTGGCGGCACAGGCATTGGCGGATGTGCAGCAGACCCTGGATGTTCGAATCGTAAACCCAACGCCGTACTACGAGACTCAAATCACGCTCACCCGTCACTCGGACTCGGTTGTGGTTCACGACCGAGGCGTGATTTACGGGCCTTGGCTGGAGGGGGTCTCCCCCAGGAACGCGCGCACGAGGTTCAAGGGGTACCATGCGTTCCGGATAGCGAAGCAGAACATGGAGACGAACCTAGAAGACTTCGTCGGCAGAGTCATCGACCCGTACATCGATAGGTTGGTGTGATGGAGCTCAACGTCGTCGGCATCCTAGCCGCGATCGAATCGCACGCGGGCACGACCGGGCGGTTTGAGACCGTGCTCAAGCACGAGCCGAAGAGCGCACCTGGTTCCGGTGTCAGTTTGGCGATCTGGATGCAGGACATCGCCACGGATCCGCGCTCATCGGGCCTGCAGACGGTGAGCCTACGGGTTGAGGTCAACGCGCGGGTGTACATGTCGATGCTCCTGGAGCCGCAGGACAGCATAGACCCCGATGTGGTGGGCGCGCTTGCCAAGTTCATGAGTAACCTGGTTGGCGACTACACGCTAGGGGGGTTGTGCCAGAGCATCGACATCTTTGGCCGGGCGGGCGAGAAGCTGCGTGCCCGTGCGGGGTACCAGAGCATTGACGGAAAGATGTATCGCGTAATGACCGTAACGATCCCGGTGATCGTGGATGATGTTTGGGAGCAGGTGCCCTGATGGTCAAGCAGGTTGGGCTAGGCGACAAGTACCTGGTGCACGGGCATGACCTGTCCGGTGACACCAACAGCCTCG